AAAGCCGATGACCATCATGCTGCCGATCGTTCCCCCGACGAAAACGCACCAGAACAAAAAAATCGTCCATATTGGGGAACACGCCAAACTGGCGGACACGAAAGAATTGAAACTTGTCATCAGCGATTACCTGACTCTGCTGAAACCTTATCAACCGGCCCGGCCCCTGACGGGGCCGGTCTCCCTGAAACTGGCTTTCGTCTGGCCCTACCGCAAAAGCGAGCCGAAAAAAAACCGGATCGGGCTCATTCCGAAAACGACCAAACCGGACTGGGACAACCTGGCCAAAACCCTGCAGGATGTCATGACCCGGTTGAGATTTTGGGAAGATGACGCCCAGGTCTATTCCGCAAGCGTGGATAAATGGTGGGGTGAAAAGCCGCAAATAACAATCACCGTGCAGGAAGGATCAGAGCCATGAAACGGAACCCTCACATCATCGTCCAGCAGGTTTGCCCCATGAAGAAAACCGACGATGGGAAATATGAAGTTCAGGCCGCGATTGTGCACCACAAAGGGGTTATCGCCCGCTATCGCATGGAGTACCCCTCGAAACGGCATGCCCGGTGGGCGCAGCACCTTATTTGCACGGTGAACAATGTTTCACGCCTCCGTTGTTCTGATGAACTTAAAGCCTTGATTGAGGAAGGACCCCGATGAAAACGCCTAAATGCCCTCTTTGCGGCACACCTTTGAAAGCCATACGAGGATATGATGTCCATGGGATAACAACCGATTGGGTTGCTGGTTGCTACAACTGCTTCTTCCAGAGTTCCCATTTTTGGAAAACCAAGAAGGCATGTATTGAAGATATGGATAGGCTTGTTTCTTTGTTTCCTCCCATCATGAGGGTGCAGGTTGGTGATAAGTTACATTTTATAGACAGGTCTCTTAAGTATCAGTACTGGGCTACACTTACGGACGTTGATGTGAATGATGCCTGGATCAGGACAGATAAAGGCTCATGCCGCCCGGACGACGTGCTTAAATGGCCATGGGAGCTTAACAGGAAGGAGGCCAGCAATGATTAACATCCTCCTATCCGTCAGGCGGCCTTTCTCCGAGAAAATTTTGTCCGGGGAAAAGAAATGGGAACTGCGTAAAAATGCGCCACGCCTCAACAAAGGCGACTCCGTCACACTGTGGCTCTATGAATCCGGCCAGTACGGGACACGGGGCATCATCGGCAAGTGCCGTTTAGTTGTCACTGCTGGACTTCGACCATATCCCCCAAAGGGAATTTTAGAATGGACCATGAACCAAGCTTGCGTGACGGAAGAGCACCTGCGGAATTACCTGCCTTGCTATGTCTGGGGCGTCCAGGACCCCGTGAAACTTCCCGCCGCCGTGCCGCTCTCTGTCATCGGCCTGACTCGCCCGCCGCAAAGCTGGCAGTACCTCACTGACGAGCAGGCGGCGATACTGGAAAGGAGGCTCGCATGAAATACCTTTCTGTCTGCTCCGGCATTGAGGCCGCCTCCGTGGCGTGGGAATCCCTGGGATGGGAACCCGTGGCCTTTTCAGAAATCGAACCCTTTCCGTCTGCCGTACTCGCCGAGCGGTTCCCGGACGTGCCCAACCTCGGCGATATGACCAGATACCATGAATGGAACATACCAGCAATTAACCTTTTGGTCGGAGGGACCCCCTGCCAGGCGTTCAGCGTCGCCGGAAAGCGAGGCAGCCTCGCCGACGACCGGGGAAACCTGTGTCTCACCTTTTGCCGCATGGCGGACCATTTCAAGCCCAAGTGGGTGCTGTGGGAAAACGTTCCCGGAGTCCTTTCCACGCCGGATAATGCGTTTGGATGCTTCTTGGGCGCTCTTTGCGGAGCTGACGCCCCCGTCATCCCTCCAGGGGGAGGGAGGAAGCACCCCAATAGCGGTGTGGTGGCCGGACCAAAAAGAACCGTGGCGTGGAGGGTGCTTGACGCCCAATGGCACCGAGTACCCCAGCGAAGAAAACGTGTGTTTGTCCTGGCTGTGGCAGGCGCTGGAAACTGGGCCAGTGCCGACTCGCTTTTACCTGTCGGCGAACGCGTGCCGGGGAATCTTGAGGCGTGCCGCCAAACGTGGAAAGAAGCTGCCGGAAATGCTGGAAGCCGCTTTGAGGGCTCGCATTGGGACGGAGGACGAGTCCACCCCACCTTGTTCGCCCACAAGTCAGGAGTCGGCATGAGCGACCAGGAGATTTTCAGGCAGCGGGGGGCGTACCTGGTGCCTGATGTGGCGCCCTCTGTCACGTCCAAATGGGCGAAAGGGACGGGCGGACCAGCGGGGGACGAGTGTCAAAATCTGGTAGTATTTGAAAACCACGCCCAGGATTCCCGCGTCCGAGAAATGGGAGATGTCTGCTCCACCGTGTCGGCCAAGTACGGCACGGGGGGCGGCAATACACCGATTGTGGTTTTTACCCAGAACGACGCGGGACGGGACGCCTCTATTGACGTGGCTCCGACATTGCGGAGCGGTCATGGCGGCGGAGCCGTCAATCAATGCGTGTGCCTGCCTGTGGACATACGCAACGCCATACGGCAGAGCGATAACGACGTGACCGGGAAAGGCTGGGGAGACGTGGGAGATCCCATGTACACCCTGACGGCGGGCGGCAAGACTCCGGAGGTGTGTTATGATCAAGGCGTTATCAACACAGGGTACGGTTTTTTCAGGTATTCGTCCATTACAGCGACTTTAACCAGAGACTGCGGCAGTGCGTCCCACGCCGGCGTGACGTTTGTTCAGAGCGGCTATGTCGTGCGTCGTCTGACGCCGCGGGAGTGCGAGCGTTTGCAGGGGTTCCCGGATGACTGGACATTGATTCCGTGGAGGGGCAAGCCCGCCGCGGATTGTCCGGATTCCCACCGCTATAAGGCTGTGGGAAACAGCATGGCCGTGCCCGTCATGTGGTATATCGGACGGAGAATTCAGATTGTGGAAAGGAGGATGGAGGCATGAAAGCCATTCTTGACGCCTGTTGTGGTTCCCGCATGTTCTGGTTTGACCGCCGCCATCCCGATGTGGTGTTCATGGACCGTCGGGAGGAAACGCACATGCTTTGCGACGGGCGAACCTTGGAAATCAAGCCGGACGTCGTCGGGGACTTCCGGGAGATGCCTTTCAGCGACGGGACGTTCCGCCTTGTCGTGTTCGACCCTCCGCACCTGATTCACGCCGGGGAATCGTCCTGGCTGGCCAAGAAATACGGAAAACTGGATCGGAAGACATGGAGGGATGATTTGAAGGCCGGATTCCGGGAGTGTTTCCGGGTTTTGGAACCGGGCGGCGTTCTGGTGTTCAAATGGTGTGAGGATCAGGTCAGCACGGCAGAAGTGTTGAAGCTGGCCAGCCATGAACCTTTGTTCGGGCACCGCCGCGGGAAGACCGTCTTCTTGGTCTTTATGAAATCTACAACCCCCAACTGACGCTTTTTTGATATGCCAAATAGAATAATCAGAGAAGGGATTTTAACCAGCGAAGCGGTTAATTCTCTGAGCTGGGAAGCGGAGGTATTTTTCCGCCGCTTGCTCTCCGTTGTAGACGACTTTGGACGTTTTGACGCCCGTTCGTCTGTTCTACGCTCTGCCCTGTACCCCTTGAAACTCGACTCCATGAGGGAGGATTCCGTTCAACGTTGCCTCAAATCCTGTGAGGCAGCCCGGCTCGTCGTCCTGTACTCCATCGAGGGAAAAGAATATCTGGAAGTGACCAACTTCCGGCAACAGGTACGGAGCAAGAAAAGCAAATACCCTGCGCCTGATGCACATATGCGCAGCACATGCTTAGCAGATGCGCAGCATATGCACACTAAGACGGAGTCGGAGACGAAGACGAATAATACCCCCTCTACCCCCCTTCCGTGCACCGTGGAAGAAGTCGAAGACCATCTTCGGGCCGCGGCCTTTGCGGGGCGTGTGCGTTTAACCCCCGACCAGATACCGGACTGCGCCACAGCCTACTGGGGAAGCCGGGATGCCGTCAACTGGACCCGCAACGGCATCCCCGTGACTAGGTGGCAGTCTGATGCCGTCAGCTTTGCCATCAGCTATGCCTCCAACCATCCGCCGCCCCCTGGGAACGGAGACAAAGACCCTTACAGCAACTTTGAAGAACTTTAACAATCAACAATTTCAAAAAACATGATCGACTCTCAGACACTCATCGACGCCGAAAAACTGGTGCTCTCCCAGGCAATGGACGGCTCCCTGGCCTTTGCGGACCTCCGGGACAAGGGCATCAGCCGCCAGACATTCAGCCTCCCGGCGCACCAGCAAATCTGGACCGCTCTGGAAACCGTCGCCGGCACGGGAGGAACCGTGGACGCCCTCACCGTCATCGCGCGCCTTGAAGCCCAGGGCCAGCTTGACGCCGTGGGAGGGCACGCCGGAGTCGTGGAGACGGCCACCTACGGAGCCCTTGCCCGGTACAAAACCGCCGCCGCCCTGGAAATGGTCACGGAAGCCGCCAAAAAACATGCGCTGCTCGCGTTTGCCTCCCGGATGGCGGAAGCCGCCGGCGATCAGCTCAAAAGCGCGGAAGAAGCCCTTGATGAAGCCGAGCGCGGCATGTCCGCCCTGCGGGACCGGTGTGGCGTCCGCCAAACCGAAACCATCCGCGGAGCCGTGGGAACCATCATTGAAAACCTGCAATGGCGCATGAACAACCCCGGAGCTATCAAAGGAATCTCCTCCGGATACCGCCGCCTGGACCTGACCCTGGACGGCCTGCAGCCCGGCGCCATGATCGTGCTTGCCGCCCGGCCCGGAGTCGGGAAAACCGCCGCCCTGGTCAACATCCTCACCAACATCTGCCTCGGGGGAACCCCCGTGGGCATGTTCAGCCTGGAAATGCCGAAATCCCAGCTCCTGGAACGCATCCTCTACGGCATGGCCGGCATCAACTCCGACGACATCCGCCGCGGCAAGCCGATGACGGTCGGACAGCAGCAGCATTTCACGGCCGCCGTCAGGAAAATCACGGCCGCCCCGCTGCACATCGACGACGAAAGCTCCCTCACCATCGACAGCATCAGAGCCCGCGGCCGCCGGATGGTCCGGGAACACGGCGTCAAATGCATCGGCGTGGACTACCTGCAGCTCATGCGTTCCACGTCCCGGCAGGCGGGCAACAGCCGGGAACGGGAAGTCTCGGAAATCTCCGCCGGCCTCAAATCCCTGGCCAAGGAACTCAATATTCCTGTCCTGGTGCTGGCCCAGCTCAACCGCGACGTGGAAAAAAGATCCGGGAACGCCCAGGGCAAACCGGTCGTTTCCGACCTGCGCGACTCCGGCTCCATTGAGCAGGACGCCGACCAGATCATCATGATCCACCGCCCCTACATGTACAAGCCCGACAAGCACGACCCCACGGAAGCGCAGTGGATCATCGGCAAAAACCGCTTCGGCCGGCTGGGGCGTATTCAATTCCGCTGGACCGCGGAACTCACAAAATACGAGGAAGAACAGAATTACCCCGTCAATAAATCATGAAAAAACTGAATGGCGGTGAGAATAAGATTTTGTCAGAATTATTATTTCAAGTAGCTTATATTTTTTATTCGCTCAAAGGAGACTTGGGAGTGAAGTTTGTTTTCAGCAGGTTTTTCAAAAATGGCAATGTCAAAATCATTATGGCACATAGATTGGATTTGCCGGAAGCTCCATCCTCTTATGTTCAATGTGTCTATTAAATGTTCTAATTCTTCTGTTAAAAAATTATCCCTGAAATGGTAAATTTTTGGAATTTCCACTATGAATAGATCTATCCTCCTATTTGTTTTCAAGTGTTTTATGTCTTCTAGAGATGCTTCTTGCATAATGGTGGCATTCTCTATCCGTGAGATTGCTTTATCAATGTTTTGAATTGTTTCATTGATGTCTCTGCCAGCAACTTTCCCATTGACAACTGATCCAGACATTTCAATGTTATTGCCTCTTACCTTTCGGTTACTGATAAAAGCATTAAAACAGAAAACGGAATAACCTAAAATAAAGCCGAATATGGTTTCCAAGATATGAGGGATATAGGATGACATATCCGCACAGTATATGTAGCTGGCGATAATGAACTCAATAGAATAATTTTGTTAGATGATGTTTCAGTTGTATCCATTCACGGACGAATGAATGCCATGATATTAATTATCAACCTCAGGAATGGTCACAAATCTGGTAGTTTTTCAAGGGCTTGTGTAAACTCCTTGGCTCCAAAGTCGATGTATCCTTCATGGACTTCCCGGGAATCGTGCCCCACAATGGCTTGCACAAGAGCAGGGGGAACACCGGCGTCATGTAACATGGTTGTTGCCGTATAGCGGAGGCTGTGGAAGGACAATTCATTGACGTGGCGCCGCGTCTCTGTGCCGTTTCCTTCCTGCTTTTTGTATTTTTTGCCTGCAGCCAGAGGGTCTTTGGCAATAAGGCCACACTGGTACAGGATGTGGCTAAAGATATTTGACAGGCGTCCGGATCCCCTGCTTTCAAAAATATTCGCGCATTCAGGATGCAGGAAGTCCCCAGGAGCTTCTTTTTTCCGTTGCTGCAGGTGTTTTTTCAGCGCCGGAAAAATCGGAATCATCAGAGGCTTTCCCTTTTTCTGCGTAGTCATCCGGATAACGCCTCGTTTCTCGTCAACCTGGGACCACCGGAGCGTTGCCACGTCTCCCAATCTTTGACCGCCCGTATAGAGGCACGTTTTCACCATGGAGCGCCATTCCGGATTGCATGCGGCCATTACCTTTTCAAGCTCTTCTAATTCGAATTTCCGCCGTTTGACGGCTTTCCCCTTGTGAGGCTTGGTAATCGCCGTAAAGGGGTTGGTTTCAATAATTTTATAATCAACTGCCGCCTGGAACGCCGCGGAAACCAGCGTAAGAGCAATATTGGCGGTAGATGGTGAGACACGGGAAAGAAGATAGTTTTTGAAATCGTCCAGCATCAGAGGAGTAATGCGATCCAGAGGCAGGTTGATACGTTCTCCCATTGAGGCGCGAAATTTGTCAAAGGCTTGTTTGTAGTTCGCTATGGATGCGGGTTTAAGCCCATTGCGCGTAATGCGCCGCATGTGGTCATCAAGCCATAATTTGACAGAGGGCATTTCCATAGATTCTCCGGTCAATTCCGTGGACAATGCGGAAATGGCCCGGCGTAATTGATAGGCCGGCAGGTTTGCCCGCGCCGTTGATTCAAGGGCGTCCGCCAGGCGTTGTGCCTTGGTCATAGCCTGTTCCCTGGTCAGGACGTTCAGCTGCTTCCCCATGGCCTCTGCGGCTTCTTTTACTTCCCTTGTTACCGTGGCGGGGGTATGCTTGATTTTGGTTGACAGCCGGACCAGTTTCCAGCCTGTAGCGGTTCTCACGCGGTATTGTGCGTACCAGTAAGGGCTGTTCGGCTTTTTATAGATGGAGGCCATGATTTAGTGGTATCAATAGTGTGCTCTTTTTGCAAGTTGTATCACCATGTTTCAAGATGTTTTTGTGTTTTCTGAAATTTCGTAAGAGCTTTGTTTAGAGTGGAATAAAATCAAAAAGGCCGTCTCCGGAGAGACAGCCTTTTTCTTGAAACTGGTAGGCCCGGTAGGAATCGAACCTACATCGTCGGTACCGGAAACCGATGTCCTATCCATTGAACGACGAGCCCATGTTCCCAAGGAACGAGAGAAATAGAATAGAAAAAACGGGCCGGATGCAAGTATTTTTATGCCGGTGACGGGATTGGCATGATGAAAATGTGAAACGGGGATGTTAAGGGCAGGGAGGTTTCCGGATATTCCGGGAAGAAGGAAGGGGGCATCAGGAGATTTTATGATGAAAAGAGAAGATGGCTGCCAGGACGGCCGCCACGGTAACGGCCATGATGGCCGCGAAAAGCGGCCAGAGATCCAGGAATCCGGCTCCTTCCAGAAAGATGCGCTGGATGAGTTCCAGGCCGTATCTCATGGGGTTGAGCAGCGTGAGGTCCTGGAAGATTTCCGGCATGCTGGAGATGGGCGTGGCAAAGCCGGAGAGCATGACCATGGGCACCAGCAGCAGGAAAGTTCCCACAATAGCCTGCTGAAGGGATTGGGCGAAGGAGGAAATGCACAGCCCGATGGCCGCCGCCAGGGCGGCGGAAAGCAACCAGATGGAGCCCTGGAAGGGGATGCGGAACCAGAACATGGCTACCAGCACCACGAAGACGGCCTGCATGATTCCGGTGACGACGGAGGCTGTTCCCTTGCCGAGCAGGATTTCCCCCGGGGTGTATGGGGCGACGAGAAGCTGGTCGAAGGTGCCTTCCTCCCGCTCGCGGGCGATGGAGAGCGCGCCGGAGAGGATGGAGTTGATGAGCACGAGCACGGCGATGAGGCCGGGAACGATGAACCAGCGGGTGATGAGGTTGGGATTGAACCAGGCGCGGGATTCCGTTTCCACCGGGGAGGAGCCGCCGTTTTTGGAGAGCAGGTCCGCCCCGTAGGCGGCAGCGATTTGCTGGCCGTAGCTGAGGGCGATGGCCGCCGTATTCGTGTTGCGCCCGTCCGCAATGAGCTGGAGAGATGCGGGCCTCCCCGTCTGAATGCTGCGGGAGAAATCCGGCGGAATGGTGAGCCCCACGACGATTTCCCGGTTGTCTATCATGCGGTCAATGTCTTTTTCCGTGGCCGCGGCGGCCTGGCGCCGGAAGATTCCCGTGCCTTCCAGGTCCGCGATGTATTGGGCGGCCGCTTCTCCGCCGTCTTTGTCCAGCACGGCGTATGGCACGCGGGTGACGTTCATGGTGGCGGCATAACCGAAGATGGCTATCTGGATGATGGGCGGGATGATGAGGGCCAGCCGGCTTTTTTTGTCCCTGAGCACGGCCAGCAGTTCTTTTCTGACGAGGGAGGCTATTCTGATCAGGAAGTCCATGGCTCTATTCGAGGGATTTGGGTGCTTTCATCCTGGCGATTCCCATGAGCACCACGGCAAAGACGCCCAGCGTGATGCAGCAGGGAATGATGACGGAAGGGATGTCCCCGGCCAGGAAGAGGGTCTGGAGCAGGGTGACGTAGTAGCGGGCCGGGATGAGGTAGGTGATGGCCCGGACGGCGGGTGGCATGTTCAGGATGTCATACAGGAAGCCGGACAGCATGAGGGCCGGCATGAAGGTGCCCATAATGGCGAATTGGCAGGCCAGGAACTGGTTTTTGGTGGCGGTGGAGATGACCAGCCCCAACCCCAGGGCCACAATCAGGAACAGGGCGGAAACCGCCAGCAGCAGAGTGAGGGAGCCGCGGATGGGGATGCCGAAGACGAAGGCGGCGAAGAGCATGGAGATA